TGTTTCTTCTTTTCGCCAATATATTTGTTGTAGTACGAACGCCATTCGCTCCAGTCATGGAAGTACAACTCCCCGTCAGCTTCATCTATCCAACGATTTTGAATGAGGCTTTCAACAACCGTTTCCGCATCTAATCCCGGAGCAAGTCCGGGTTTCAATGCATCCGCAATGTCGCTCCGATCAGCACTCACAATCAGACCGTCCATGTCGGCGTTGTCGATGCCCCACAGCCACAGGAATACCAAGATCCCCATCGCTTCATACTGCGAACACCCTATTGACTTATAAAGGCTTCTCAACTTTCCGCCTATCAGCTTTTGGTCTACGCTAATCCATGCCACCTTGTTTCCACCACCATTCTCTATATCATCAGCTAAATATCCGCTGTCAAATCCAGGATGCCGATTGGACGTTTCAGCTTCTTTGTCCGGAGACAGTAATCGCACACTCCGCATCTTTCCGGCTCCGCCTTTCCGCTCTTTACCAGTTTGATTCTCTCAATGTTGTACTCCACCGTCCTCATGGCTTCTGTGAGGAAATTATTCTGCACGTGGATTACCTCAATATCCGTGGTCGGCTCTTTTGTTGCCGCTGCGATATAGAACGGAAGTATAATTCCGGTATTCTGACGCACCACTTCCTGATAAACAGCTCCCTGGGTGTCATACCCCCAGAATCTTACAAAATCCAGATACCCTAAATCCCTTACCCACTTGTGCTTTTTGATGGACTCCACGATTTTCAGGTCTGTAATAACCAGCTCTTTCAGGTAGGAATCAATCTTGATCTTCCACGGTATTCCGAACAGCTCCCCAGTCATGATTACCTGCTTTTCCCCGGACATGCACTGCATGAAATACTCGTCACTCTCGATCCTGCGTATGATTTCATTAGCCCTTTTATATTCAGCTCTCAGCTCGCCTTTCTGCGTGAAAATCTGCGGATTGTCTGCCTTGAATCTCTCCAGACTTTCAGGACCCTCAAAGTAGCTGTCCACGTAGCTCCCGACCATGAGTGCCGTTGTCTTTTCCTCCTCGTACTCTCCACGGAGCTTTGCCATCGCCCTTGCTTCGCATCCCACCTGGCCGTATGTACCGGAAAAGTCTTTGAACTGCGATACTGACATAAACTCGTAATTCGCCTCCGGAGAATAATAATTTTCAGGTGTCAAAACCATACCCTACACCTCCTCGAAAGACGCACCGGTAAATCTGATATAGTCTTTGATTTTAGCAATCTGCTGTGGTGTGCCGGTAATTCTCAATGTGGCAATCTGCCCTCCAGGGTACGCACGTTCCGGAGCCGGTGCGTGTCTCACTTCCGGCATTTCCGGAGAATGTGGGATTTCAGGAGCGGAAACTGCCGGTTTTTCAACGGTTTCTGTCTGTACCATTTCCGGGATTTTTTCCGGAGCTGGTACAACCTGCTCTTTGGCCGCCTGTTCTGCAGCTGCTTTTTCTGCCGCCGCTCTTTCCCTGGCCTCTCTCTCCTCACGCTCACGTCTCTGCTGTTCAAGGATTCTCTGCTCCTGGGCGTTCAGATCATTCATTTTACGAATTGCATCCTGGAGCGAAAGAGAATTGTAGAACACCTGGAGCATGTCACTTTCATACTTGCTGGCAAAACTCTGGATCGTCTCAATATCTCCGGCAATCTGCTGGATGCCGCTGTCGATGCCATCTTTCCAACTCTTTTTCGTTGCTGTTGCATTTTCCCATCTGCTGTCATAGATACGGTCATGGGCTTTCTGCCAGATTGCTTTCGGAAGCACCGAAACTTTCTGGAGCCAGTATGCGTCAATCTCTGCTCTCACTTTTTCCTTACGACGTTTCTCGTAGTCCTGAACCTGGGCGTTGATTGCCGCAATCGGTTTGTCGATCAGGGCGGTAAGCTCTTTTGCCTGTGGCTCAATGATTGTATAGTACGGCTCCAGGCACTTCTCTTTCACTTCCTTACGTCTGTCCTCGATGGTCTTTGACAATGCTCTCAGGCTGGCAATATCTGTTTTTGCCGACTTAATAGAATCATCATCATAGACCGTGTTCTCAAACACTGCCAGCTGTGCCTCCAGGTTGCTCTTGATCTCCTGGAAGTTCCAGGAAACCGCACCGGGATTCTGTTTTACAATTACGCTAATCTCATTCATGCTCTGCTCCTCCTATCTCCACGGTAAATCTTCATCCGGAATATCATCCGGGATCATGAAATCATCCCCGACCGGCGGCTGTTCATATTGCGGATAGCCTCCGTATTGCTGCTCGAATCTGCGGAACTCGTCCTCGTTGTCAGACTGGCTTTTGCCGACCGGTACCGGCTCTTTGTCTGCTGGTTTGATCTGTGCGAACACGTCAACCGGCTCTCCCTTGTCCGGAAGTGCTGCCGGTGCGTTTCCCGGAAGCATATTGTTTTTAAACTCTGCATCGCCGCCGTCCTCATACGCCAACATCTGCTCGATATTGTCAAAATCCAGGTCGATCAGTTTACACAATCTTCTCAACACGGTTTTCTTATACATTTCTCCAGTTGAACTTACCCACGCCTGGCTGTTCTGGGCTTTTGAGTAAGTCTTTCTGACATTCTCGATCTCCTCTTTTCCCATGGTGTCATACATCATGGAACCGTCTTTGAATACCACGATTGCGAATGCCCCGATCAACGGTTTATTGGAGAACGGTACCGGCTTATAAACCACGTTCTGAACTCCTGCGTCTACGGATTCCTCGAAGAAATCCCCCTCACGGACAACCTTGGCGTAAATGTCCTTAATCTTGTTTTTGCTGTATCTCTTGCACAGCTTGATCTCGCCTTTGTAGTCGGTCTGGAACTTCATTTCTCCGCCATAGGGGATTGCGTAACATTCCCCGTTGAAGAAATCCAATCCCAGGAACGCTCCTTTTGCCAGGCAAATAGGAATTGTCGTTACATCAACCTTTGAAAGCTGATCTTTCTTTTTGCTGTCTCGCAACATGTCCTGGATCACTGTCATACAGTTCAGGATAAAGCGGTCTTTATTAAAACCCTGTGGTAATGCTTTCTGATTATCCGTTAGCTGTTTCAGCAACCCAGCCTGAATACTCCCCAGCCACTCCTTTGTAGTCACTTGTGCCATGCTCATTAACCTCCTGTTTGAATATTTTTTCTATCTCCATTACCGCAAAGGTAAATGAATTTATTGCTTTTCGTGTCAGCCATTCCCGTATCACATCCGGTAACAGATACGGCATGTAGCTTTCATCTTTTCCGGCGATTTTTGCCTTGCGTCTGGCGTATGCAACCGCCTCCGCATATTCCTGATCCTCCATCCGGAAACCGTCCGCCTCCAACTCCTCCCGGATGTCCTGATATTCTACAGCCACCGTTTGACCTCCCTTTTCATGTCCAGGTACAAACCCTTAACAAGAAAGATGAACGGCAGTATCAGCCATTCGCTCCCAAACGCTATGTAACCTCTGTCGTAGTACATGTATCTCACAGCTAACGCCGTCAGAATCAGTCCTACGGAAATCGTCAGCCAGTTTCTAATGATCCATTTCATCACGGTTCAGCCCTCCTATTTGTAAAATCTGTGATTACCTACCTGGTAAAGAAATTCCAGGTTTTCACTGTGCCAGCTTCCGCCATCGCAACTCTCAAAGAACAATGCCCCCTGGCTTTCATCCCAGCCATGTCTTACAAGCTCCAAAGCCTCGTAACAATCCCGGTTTGGCGTTGTGGTGTAGTATCTTCCACCGTCCAGAGTGACCGAAAACTGTCTTTCCTGGAATACAACCTCCTCGATACTGTCCGGGAAACCATCACTCCACACACGATTGAGAACTACCAGCATTACCAGTGCTTTCCCCTCTGTGCTTTCGCCCTCTGCCTCCGCCATGGCGATTTTTAACAGGATTTCATCATCCTCATATCCCCAATCACGGCTACCGATGAGCGTCTGTGTTGTTTCCGATGTCTCGTACACTGTTTCCGGTTCTGTTGGCTCCTGGATATTTTCCGCACGGTTCTGATTCTGCGTGAATGTCACTTTTACCGGTTCGTATGCGTCCGGCCTGTTATGTTCCGCTGCTATGCTTCTCAGGGTAAATGCCAAGAAAAGCATGGACGCCTCTACTGCCAGGAGCTTCAATGTTCTCTTACGAAGCATGTTCAACACCTACTTTCAGCGGAGTAACAAAAATCCCCAGGTCAAGCTCCGGCTGGCTGTTTACTGCCTCTATCAGATCAGCATCTGTTTTGATTCCGAACTCTCTTTCCATAATCTCTTTCAGTCTGTCAATAAGCTCCATGGCCTTTGCTCCTTTCTGTGAATTTCTCCGCCAGCATCCTCAGCTCTGAAATTGTCTTTGCCAGGCTGTCCAGCGATTTCAGGATAACGTCTAACTCCTGTTTTTCCTCTGCCTCTATCTTTCCATCTGCCGCTATGGAAAGCAGGCTCTTTTTCATCGCCCGGATTTCTTCATCATCCAGGCCGTGCAAGAGACGAACAGTGATTCCCTCCAGGCTGTCGATGTTCGTTGCAACCGGCAACCCTTTTCCAATCGGACATTCGTACTTGCAATACTTGTTTTTCAGCTCCGGGGCATGGTAAAGGTCTGCCATCATAACCACCGTATCAACCGGAACGCTCTTAGTTATCCCCAGCTCATGGTTTGCCAGTGTGGACGGGGAAACTCCCAGCAGTTCTGCAGCGGTTTCTCTGCTGTTCAGTTTGTCATTGTATGATGCCGCCCTTTTTCGACAGGCAAAGTAAATATTTTCATTGCAATTCGTACAGTTACTCTCCATGTTCCCTAAACCTCCGTTACCGTATAATATCCTTAGACTTGTAATTCACTATCCGCATCCGGTATTTGCAGATAATCGCTAATTTTTTTTACGGCAACTGGGCTATATACCCTGCCATTAAGGACCGAAGAAACATACGATCTCGTCAGACCGAGATTCGCCGCCAGCGTGTTAATCTCTAAATCCAGGTCGATCATCTTTTTTTTCGCTTCCTTACACCAGGGAGACAGCTTTTTTGCCATTCAAATACCCTCCTTTACTTTACATTTGTGCAGTTTTAAGTTAAAATGAAAGAGATTATGTTTTTGCGATTGTTTTTCGTTCTCAAATTCATTTTACATTTGTTACTTTAGCGTACTTTGGTGCGTTCTGTCAAGCAGAATTTTTCTTTTGGTGCGTTATTTTTGGAGGTGCGTATGTTTTACGACAATATTTACAAGATATGTAACGACAAGGGAACCACTCCCACAACCGTTCTGAAAGAGCTTGGTTTTAGTTCTGGGAACGTGAGTAAATGGAAGAACGGCTCTGTTCCGAACGTTGAAATGTGCTTGGCAATCGCCAAAAAATTGAATGTGTCTCTGGATTATTTAATAACTTTGGAGGGACCAGTTTACGATAGTGCGTTGTCAGATTCCGAACGTGAGTGGCTGGACATCATCGCCCGTATTCCAGAGGATAAACAGAAGATGTGCAAGGATTTTCTCCGCACTCACATGGTCGTACCGGAAAAGTACGTTGAACGGAAGATGGGATAATTTCCCACGAATACTTTATGTGGCGTAGGAATAACAAGGACTTTGGGATATGACGGAGGTATTCTTGTGGAAAACAATAAGCCAGTTATAGAAATCCTGCTGAAACGTGACGAGGATCAGGACACTTTCGCTTTTGAATTACAACGTCTCCTGATGTGCTACCAGTTAGCCAGTCGGGATGATAGGAATGTGGTATGGGCGGCTCTGAATAAATATGCTGCTCAAATAGACAAGATTAGCCCCGAATAGGGGCTTTTTCTGTTGGGAGGAATAAATGAGTAGGACAAGAAACAAAAAACCTGGAAAAGCCAAATCTGGACTTTCCAGGAAACCAAAAGTTGCTATCTATATCAGGGTATCAACACTCTATCAGGTAGACCGGGATTCTCTGCCGATGCAGAGGAAAGACCTGATAGCTTATGCCGGTCTGCTCCTGGGTATAGAAGAATATGAGATATTTGAGGATGCCGGGTATTCCGGGAAGAATACCGACCGCCCGGCTTTTCAAGAAATGATGCAGAGGGTGCGGAACGGGGAATTTTCCCACGTCCTGGTCTGGAAGATTGACCGTATCTCCAGAAACCTGCTGGATTTTGCAGAAATGTACGAAGAACTCCGGGAACTCCGGGTAACATTCGTAAGTAAGAATGAGCAATTTGACACTTCTACCGCCATCGGAGAAGCCATGTTGAAAATTATACTGGTATTTGCGGAGCTGGAGCGTAACATGACTTCCGAACGTGTCACAGCTACTATGATCTCCAGGGCGAACAGTGGTCTATGGAACGGCGGACGGATTCCTTATGGTTATGATTATGATCCGGAG